CCATTTTTCCCAGATTTGAGTTATTTTTTCATTATTTGCAGGGATCCACATGATACCCGAATATAAAGTAGCTTCAACACTATTTATTGAATGTACTTTTTTATCCTCAGTAAATGGACCTAAAGCAATGAATTTATTAATGTGCTCCTCTGCTGGAGGAAGAATTCCTGTTAAATTACCAACTACTAAAGTATCCAAATCAATGAATAAAAACGGTCTATATTGTTCCATTTCTGGAGAAAATATATTCATCTTTGCCCACCACTTCGACCAGTGAGTTTGCATTGGGATGACTTTCACATTCACTAAATCGAACGGTTGTGTTATCTTGTCCCACAAACAAATAACTTCTACATCAGAACATTGTTTGTGTAAATGATATGCTATCAATTCCACATCGGAGAAAGAATAAGAACCTCCTCCTTTGTGAGTAAAGGCTTCTTTTGGACTACTCCTCAAGACTAACACCACCCGATTAATCAACTTTTGCATATCAACTATTTTTCAAATATAAAGCGTCACCCCAACTCTGACAAGCCATTTGAGTCAATACTCTTTTAAATCCAAATTGACTTAAAAACAAGTCTAACTCCTCTACATGAACACATTTTTTGTACACATCTTCCGTATTGATTTCTGTGTATACAATATCAATTGATTTTAATGTTTGAACACTTCCTTTTAATACTTCCAATTCAAATCCTTGAACATCCATGCAAATCATGTTATAACTAATTCTTGGAAATTTAATATTGTCAAGTTTCCTCACCTGAATTGTTTCTTTTGTAAGAAATTCTATGTTTGGGTATGTTTGTAAATGTGTTCCGGGTTCAAGTAGAGAACTACTCATTCCCTGATTAGCAGTTTCAATCCACATTTCTCTTTCCCCTGTTTCATTACCAAGAGCAACATTGTATGTTAATACTTTTGAAGCCTCACCGATTGTTTTTAATAGTTTTTGATATGTATCTTTTACTGGTTCAAAGAAAATCATATTTTTTATTCCCTGATGAACATAAGCTGGGTACTCTTGACCCACATGAGCTCCAACATGCAAAACTCCTTTAATCTGAAGTTTGTAATCTGCCGCTATTTTATTCAATGATATGATCATATCAGTATCCAATCTTTTGGTAAGTATTTCTTCTTTTCTCTTTCTTGTACAGACTCAATACAAACATCTTTTGAACCTACTACAATTTTATTTTGAGTAGTACTCAAATATGCAGCAAGTGTAGAAAATGTACTGTTTGAAATAATAAAATTAGAACATCGTGTCATTAAATCAAACGATAAATAATCTGGTAATTCTACAAATGTTAATTTTCTACTAAAAAACTCTTCTTTAAACTTTTCTTTACACCACTGAATATCGTCGCTAAAAATAAAAAGATCCCCTTTAACTAAATGCAGAGCATGATAATAATAACTTAAAGAAAGTACCTTAAATCCTTTTGTTGTTACATAATCGCCTCGCCTAATGTGCATTGCTACGATTTCACTATTTTCAGCCTGTTTTCTCAGCATTTTATACTTCTGAGTATAATAGATATCCTTTACTTTTAATTCTGCTTGTAAATGGCTTAGAATGCCTTCATAATATCTTAAATACTGCCAATATCCCCAAAAATTACAATCTCGAAGATTTGTCAATGCTTCATCATACCCTGCTTCTTGAATGGTTAATTGATTTCCTATAAATGAATGAATTGGAATCTCTAATTTAAATTTATCAAGTAAATAAGGGCGAGGAGTGTCTTTATGATTTTTATCAGAAAACCAAGAACTATCATAGGTAACTTTAATTCCATTAGCAGCCTGAACTTGTCCAAAAGCATACTGGAATATTTGATTTCCTAAACCTCCCATTAACTTGATTACATTCATAATACAATGTCTTTAAAATTCATTCTTGGAAACTCTTCGATCTTTGAATCTGGATTTGCATTAATACATTCAATACCTAAACGTTTTAAATCTGCAGCCATGTCTAAAAATCCTTTCATGTGGTTCTTCATTGTACTTTTCACTGTTTGCAATGGACTGGTATAGTATTTATGCCAATGTTGATTATTGCCTCCATCTAATGTCATATCAAAACCTAATAATATAATCCGCTTTGCACCTAAATGTACTGCAAAATTGATTGCAGCAGATCCTGAATTATTATTCCAACATACCATTGATTCTTTTGTACAAATGCCTTTTATGTGCTCCGGATTATTTGGAGTAATTTGTTTCACATACTTAATCCTCATGTCCTGATCATCCCCATTTGCACACGATACTCTTAATCCTTTGAACTGTAATAAATCTACTTTATGAGCTTTCCAAAAGCCTGTGTCCCCAAAAAATACAATATCAATCCAATCGCCTAATTTAAAAGCCATATTGACTGCAATGACATGCTGATTGTGAAGCGGTTTTAAATAGGGAGAATACACATTCGGCTGATCTCTACCTTTATACACCCTATTGACAAGTTCCTGAGGAATATCAAATTGTTTCAGTATAGAAGGCCCTCCTCCTATTATAATCACCGTTCCGCCATCCCAGACTTTTGGAATTTTCCACATCATTTAAGCTTCTAAGGCAGCCTTTAATTCATTTGCAGCATCCTCTGTCAATGGAACTTCATTAATGACTTTCCCACTTAAATTAGCAACATTGAACAGCCCTTTCCCGGCTTTCTTTAATTTATACAAAACTTCCGGTGTTTGTGTTTCTTTTTTTACCTGAGTTTGAATAGCCTCTAACTTAGAATCTTCCAAACAAATCAACCGATCCCGAAATGATTTTGGAATTTCTTCTAAAGTGGCCCAAAAAGTTTGATTAGGTTTAATAATCTGATTCTTTAATCTTAAAGAACCTCCCCCTATTTTTTTCCAATGAAGTTGAACTGAGTCGACAATAACAGGTTCTGGATTTGGTGATTTTCTTATACGTTCCATAATAAAATTTATTTAAATAATAAAAAAGACATGATTAGTCTTGATTCAATTAAGTGGTGAATGTTGCATGAACAATCCCACTATTTCCTTCTTGGTCTGCCCGTATTTGCGGAACCTGAATAGTCAACACTTTAAATTTGGTTACAAAGTTACCTTCTTCACCCCATTGAATGTTCTGGATACCCATACCACGTACAAGACGAACAACATCAGAAGTCATTTGTACTAAAAGTACGGTGTTGGCAGCAAGTGTGTCAACAACTTTGATACCTTTAATACCTGCAATCTGAAGAATACGTTCGCGAACGGTGCTATTTCCTTTTGCAGAGGAATAATCTGCATCAAGCAAAATCTCATAGGTAGACGGAATGTACATCATCCAAGGTCCGTAATGCTTTGCAGCAATACTGGTTTGTTTCAGTATCATCACATCAGTTACAATTTGGGCACCGGTTGTTCCTGAATTAGTCCATTCAGAATCCAATACAACCTGATTTCTGTCAGATGCATTGACATAAGACTGAATAGTTCCTCCGCCAAAACTGTAAGAAGTATCTGTAAACAGAAGTTTCTCAAGTTTTTCAGCAACTCTACGAGCAGCACTTTCTGCATCAGTAGTATCAATTGGGTTCCCCATATTACGACTGATTGCTAACTCACGTGCTCCGATTTCGTAATCCACATGGATAATCGGAATTGGTAAATAGTGATGAGTATAGTTCGGACGATCCCCAGGGCTACGAGTGATTCCGTCCATTGTCATAATTGCTTCCAGTCCATCAGAAATATCATGGTACTCCAACACCGTTGTTCCCATTGCATTTCCAAGGTTATAGACCAACCCATTGTCGATCAAATCCTGAACACCGATTAATCGGGTACGGGAAATCGGAAGTATTGCAGCATCTAATGCCACCCACTCATTATGTCTTAATGAGGCATTGGCCACAAACGTGGTTTTATAATTTTCTGGCTTTTTTGCATCACCACCTAAAAAATTGGTAACACAAGCCTGACCATTGGTATTAATCCAAGGCCTCATTTGACCTGGATCCAACTTACTTTTGGCTAAAAAATTAGCAACTTCGCCACTTCCACCAGAAATTCCCATTAAATCAACATTAGCTTCATTCATATCATTTCCTCCTTTCGTTTCTTTAAATTAAACAACCATAATTTTAATACGTCCATTAGGATCTGCTCCAGAAGAACCAGACATGTCCACATTTTCCAATGCAACACCTACAATCTGCAACGGAAGAACCGTTCCAGTGTTATGAGAAGTCCAAGCATCATTTGCATGTTTCTGTAGTTCTCCACCTCCAGCAGATTCCAAAAGATCACCTTTGGCAATATTTTGACCATTAGCCAAAATTGCATACACTTCTTCGCCAGGTGCAGTCATCCAAACCATAACCGGATCAGTAGCCTCATAAGCATCAGCGATGCCTTTTCCTTGAAGGACATCTTCCAATGCAAACCATTTATAGGCGTTTCCGCCAGCAACGGAATGTTCTTGGACTGTTCCAGCAGCAATCAACTCCACCAGTGATCCTGGTACAATTGCAGATGCAGCAACAAATTCATTAAATACGTTAAGGTAGTTTTTCAACTTAACGGTTCTTTTAATCTCGTTTGCCATAATTATATTTCTCCTTTCTAAATTATTTTATTATTCTACTCCCGGAGGTAAAAGTTTTTCTTCTGTATCAGAACGATTTGTCTGAAAAGAACGGTTGTTACCGTTTAAAGAATAATCCACCTCTTCTGGTTTCTCAACAGACTTAAATACTCTTTCAAGCATTTCTTCGTCCATAGCATTTAGAACCTCAATAGACCAGATGTCTTTTGTGTTCTTTTGAATTGCTCCAGCCATGTCAGCTTTTTTCTTTGCTAACATTTTTTTGCCGAAATCTAATGCGGCTTGATCTTCTGGTGTGAGTTTATTTACCTCAACCATTTTTTCAACTTCAACGGTTGTTGGAACCATTTTATCAAGAATTACTTCTGATAATGTTTCCAACATTTCCCGATCAGTTTCTGCATAGCCTGCTGCCGTATTGGCAATCAAAGCATCTACTTTCTTTTTTACGCACGGAGTGCATACATCGGCCATAATGTTTATTTTTAAATTGTTATTAATGTTATTTACAATCACATAATTGACTTGTCTTTCGACTTCAACGGGATCCCCTACTAATTCAGCTTCACCAGAAGTTACATTGAATTGATAGTTCTGTTTATAATACTTACAACCGTCTTTTGATTCATTTTCATAAATCAAATAATTGTCATAAGCTTCTACCAGATAATTGTAATCATTACTGATAGCAATACCTCCAGACAAATCTGGATTCTTAGTTCTTACAAGATCACGAAGTTCATTTAATTTCTCTTCTAATCCTGTCTCGGAATTGTCTACAATGGTCAGAACTGAGAATCCTAATTCTTTCAGATCCTGGATTTGTTTAACAATGTCCACGGTTTGTTCCCCTTCCTTTTCTTTATTAACACCTAGTCCACAACCGTCCTCCAAAGAACAAGCTCCAATGGCTCCGGGCAGGAGCGCCAAATGATCTGGTCTATGGTTTCTAGCTATTGCACTATATTTTACATCTTCATATACACCTGGAGTTTCTTCCTCCTCTGTGAATACACCGATACTGACTTCTACTGGTTTTCTGGCGTTTACGGCACTTAAAACATCTGCGGATACTTTGCCCAGCTTTTCCTCTTCAAGCCAGACTTCAGCCATTAAACGCTTTGAATTAATGTGACTGTTATATACACGTCCTACTGTTATTGCATCAATCACTTCAGGACTGTTTGCTGATATGGATAATCCATCTTTTGCTGGATGATTAATAACAACTGGTATCCCATTCCAGCTTTCAGGAAATTTACCAAACTCTTCAGCTAAATGTAAAAGAGGTCCGTGGCTGCCATTTAATACACCTTCCACAATCATGACAACAGGTACAACTAAATGTTTTTTATCCTGATGAGTTTTAATCTGAACCTCATATTCAGTAATTTTTTGATTACTTTGTATTTCAAGATATTTTTTCCTTGTTTTCATAATCTATCTTTTTATTAATTTATCTACACCTACTTCAAATGGTAGAGCAATACATCTACATTGTGGATGTACAGGTATCAGATTTTCTGCCTCATCCAATGTATAAGGACTATTCCCTGCAATCCCGTCACAAACACCGCAAACTCTATCGTCACCAGCTGTCACAACTTCTGCCTGTATAACAACACCTTCTAAAGCCCAATTCCTATATTCTTGAATCATTCCTTGGTGATGTGCTCTGATGATTTCAGTACGAGCTAAAATTTCTGCTCGACGCATTGCTGGAATGAAACGGCCGAGTGTATCTTTTATTCCTAAATCACCTAACCCCGTTCCATTAATTGCACTTACCATTTTCTTAGCAAGTAAAATAGGACCATCACCGTCAGCCATCCCTTGAGCAAGAATTCTGCTAATCTGAGCATCCATTGCCGTCGTTATTCCTTTTAAATCAGAATAAACTCTTGTATAAAGTAATCCCACACGGTCCATATGAAGAGGGACAAACATTGACATTCCGATACCTCCTGTAGCATCTATGCTCGGGACATTGTAGCCCGCTTTTTGAAGTTCGTATCGTGCCCGAATGACACCCCTCTTATATGAATCTGTGATATACATATTAGTCCAAGCAGACTCAATAGCCGAGCCGAACTGATTGTATTCTTTTACCGTTAAAATTCCTTCATCTACCTGTGTTCTCAACCATTGCATAAAAGCATCCACTTTTTCTGCACTTCTTGGAAATGCAAATACAGCACGACTGACAGTATTGCTTGCAAAAGTATTTATACTTGCAAATGTCTTTATTTCTGAACCAAAACAATCTTCTGTAACAACTTTTTGATAAATTGCATGACACAAATTCACAAAACGGCTTCTTAGATCTTTCACAAACTGATTTCTTAAAGAAGTAGTTCTAGTCGGATCGTATGCCGAATAAACAGAAAAATTATATGTATTTGTTTCGTTCATTATTTTGCAATTGGCTTTCTTGTTCTGGTTACTGGCTGAACACCTATAGGCTGTACTTTTGGTTGTGTTTTAGCTTTAAGGTCCGCTGCGGCTGATTTCTCTGTTGGAAACAGCCCGATTAATTGTTGTTCTTTTAATATCTCAGAATTTGCAGCTTTTTTGATTATTGCAATTTGATTATCGTCAAAACCCATACAATATTGTAAAAATCCTTCAGGGGACACAACTGCTTCAGCCATTGGTGAAGATGTATAGTTCTTCAATGCCGTTGAACGATCTAATCCAATTTTAACCGACTCCGCTTCTGACATTGCATACAAATCAGACCAGGAGACTTTATAGGAATCACCAATTAATGCTGGCAATATACCTAATTCAATACAACGATCAACAAACGGTCTAACAATATGTGGTTCTGCATGATCCAATCTTCTTCCTCCTACATAAGATCTCCATTCTGAAGCATCCTGATTTGAACTCAATTCTCCTCGTTCAGTTCCTGTTAAAATACGTTTTGGAATGCCTGTGACTGTTGATATCATTTGTATTTGAATATCAACATGTTGTGTAGGATCTGCAATTTGTTGAGCTAAGGCTTCATAACTGACACCTTCGTTTACTAACATTCTCCGAAGATTATGCTCATATTCGTCTATCTGCTCTTTTAAATCAGATTTCATTTGATCCGTAAGCTGATATTCTTTATCAACTTTACCTTGGAATCCAGGACGGGCACCTCTCCAAAACATCTCAGCATCACCGCCAACAATCTTCTCTAAATCCATCAAACGGTTAAATACAACCTCAAGTTTCGGGGAACCTACCACTTCATTTTCTAAAACATCATCAATAATGTGAATTACTCGTGTATAATGAACAAATGCCTTTTCTTGTGTTGGTTGGGAGTTCATAGAACTACCAGTTGTTCCACTTTTTGTATCTGTTACTGCAATTTGGTAAATAAGAGGAAGCCCGTATCTCGGGTTCTTCGTGTTCATTTCATATTCAACAATACTGCAAGAAGCCTCCCCATAAGGTTTGACATATAATAACTTTCTCTTTCCTACTGCCACAGGGTTCTTAAAATCTTCAGCTTTTTTAGTGTCGTCTAATCCTAGCAATAAAATACCAAACCCACCAATTCCTGAAAGACGATCTACACGTTGAAAACGTGTTTTCAATCCTAATCTATTATCAAGTTCTTTCCAAGACTTTTCTAAAGCTGTTTCTTCAGCCTCACCACTTTCCTCAAGTAATAAAGGTCCTTGCCATGTAGCTTTTGCAGGACGGTCGATTATTGCTTTGGCTATATCTTGACGAAAATAACGATCCTCATAATCTTTATATAAAAGGTTTGTTTTATAACCTAGAGCTTGATAAATATCTCGATTACCTCCATAGGATTGAGATCCCATGCCTGCAGCCAATTGAGCTCGTGCAACGATGGCAGAACTTAATGTTCTGACTTGCCGATCTACTAACGATTTTTCATTAGTTGTTAAACGTCTTACTGGAATATTTTGTTCCATATCTTAATCTTTAACAATTTTTCTAATTCTATGACCACTAAAATCCATAAGGAACCTCATCTTTTCCCCAGCATTTCCCTCCACCTGCTGATATTCCTTTTTTAATATAAGTTCCATATTCATAGGTTCCTATATCAGAAACACCAACCAAATGATACCCTCGATAATCAGTAGTCAAACCAACATTTACACCTGCATTAATACAGGGTGATCCTGATTGTAAATGAAAATCAGATGTAGATACAAATAAAGGATCAGTCGTAATATTATTTTGATTAGTAACATTAGTTGGCGTAATGGTTGTAAAATTAGGTGTATCCCCGTATCCATTATAATCATATCCATTACCATAAAAATCATTGTTCTCTATTGAAACTATATCTATTGTTGATCCTGCTTTTGCTAATTCTGATTGAATAGAAGCTCTGGGAAAACCATAAATAATATTATTCTTTATCGAAAAGTTAGTTGTAGTCCCACAACCAGGTATTACTATACCGTCTCTGTTACTTGTTGCTGTAGATGAATAATAAAGCGTATTGTTCCAAATATTCCAATTGCTGTATATTCCGCTATTGTCTGCTGATCCAAAATGAGTAAATCTAATTCCTTTAAGGATATTATTATAAATATTAATATTATTAAACACCTTTCCACCTGCGTGTGCATAGGTATAAATTGCGAATACATTTTGGAAATAATTATTTCTAATGACAACATCATAGCAACCTGCTTCTAATGCAATGCCATTTTCAAAATACGCCTGTTCTGTCACAGGGCCAATATTGTTATTATGGAAATCTACGCTGTAAGCGTAAGTACCCTTTGAAAGTATGTTTAAATCAGTGTTACCAATTATTGTATTGTTAAACATTT